ACCGGTACAGATATCCCTATCATTGATTGCGTAGCGCTGTTACGTGCTTCTGAGTCGGTAGGGTTAGTTATACAAATGTTAGGGCGTGGTTGCCGTTTGTATGCGCCTAGCTGGATAAAGTCATATGGCCAAACTAATCGACTATCTGACTTTTACATAGGAAAAATGGATTGTCTCGTTTTAGATTTTGGTGAAAATCTAGAGCGTTTCGCTTTATCCGATGATCTAGTAATTTCTGGTCTACTCGATTTAAAAGAGCGCAAAGATAAGCAAGGTGATGTACAATTATGTCCAGAGTGTAATGCAGAAAATTCGCTCATGGCGCAACGTTGTCACGGCGTAGTAAATGACGGTACGCGATGTGAATATAGATTCCTGTCTAAAACGTGCGATACGTGTGAATCAATCAACAGCCTATCAGCGCGTCACTGCAAAGATTGTGGCGCTGAATTAATCGACCCTAATGATAAGTTAGAACGTAAAGCTGCCATTGATACCACAACACCGCGTGAGCTTCCTGTGGTGGCAATGCGTTTACGGAAACATGAGAAGCAAGGCCGGTTTACACTTCGCATTGATTGGACGATGGACGAAGGGACAAGCATCCTACCGGTGGCGCAGTTTTTGTCTGAAAATCGTATTTTATACTTTTTGAAGAAGTGCCAAGCACAGCATTTAATGACGTGCTCAATAGATGAAATAGTAGATAGGCAGCATGAGTTGGTTAGATTGCCAGAGGTAGTTGTTAGAAGGCCAAAGGGTAGTAAATATTTCAATGTTACATATTAAGGAGAAGTAAAAATGAAAGTACCTACGATAGAAAAAACCAGCGTGATTGAAGTGATTGATCAGCATGGTGAATTGATAAAAATCGACAAGGAAGAGATTAAGTCATACTTCACAGAAGAAGGAAAGATTGATCCTATCCTTGATGCTATAGCGTTTGTGGCACGCTCTTATGTTCCTGATATTTCAACCGCTCAAGGTCGAAAAGAGCTAACAGAATGGGCGGATAAAACACTTGAACACAACAAGATTTTAAAAGTACACCGCAAAGAAATTGCAGATGAAATTAAAAAGCTTCCTGCAATCGTCGATGCCACTGGCCGTAAATGCATTAAGTTTTTGACTGAATTGCACGAAGAAATCATGCTTCCAGTTACCGAATGGCAGTACGAAGAAGATCTGAAAGAATCTAAACGACTAGCAGAAAAAGAACGATTAGAATTAATTGAACAAATTAAAATAGACCACGTTCAAGCATTGATTGATAACGAGCAATTCGATATTGAGAAAGAGCAAAACAGAATTGCAGAAGAATTATTGCAGGCAGAGCGCGATCAGCGCATAGCTGATGATGCGATTGAGCAAGAGCGTTTACGTGTGGCAGAGATTGCTAAGCGTTTGCAAGATAAAGCAGATGTTGATAAGAAGAAAGAAGACGATAGAAAGGCAAATGTAGAGCATAGAAAGACGGTAAACAAAGCCGCGCTTAATTCACTAGTTGAGCAATGCGGACTAACAGAAGAACAGGCTAAAAAAGTGGTTATCGCTATTGCTAGCGGTTCAATTTCTAACGTGCATATTGGATATTAAAATGTCAATAGATAAAATAACCTACAAAGACGTGAAATTTTGCGTAGATGGTGTTTACACGCCGAAGAGTGGAGCGGATTGTGCAGAGTACGATGTTTATTCAATTACTGTACATGATAGTTTTATTGACATAGCCCACCTAATCGACTGCAAAGAATTTCAAGACGCACTAATCAAACAGATTGAAGATCATGCAGAAGAAATGAATAATCAACTAGGTATGGAATGAAAAACCCCCTCGTAAAGAGGGGTTTTTTTTAAAGGTTATATGAAATAGAACTTAAATCAAGTTGATTAGAAGTCCACCCAGCCTCCAATTGAATAACACCTGTTGTAAATATCTTTACCAATACCGAGTAAGGTGCGACTAGTGACACACAAACTTTGCGCTGATCTATAGAAGGTCGCAGTTCAACTGGTAGCGTGCAAATAGTTTGAGCATTGGCAGTAGGCTGAACCAGACCAGCTAAATAAACAATATTCCCGTCCGTTCTAGCGCCCACAAGCGTAGAAGTAGTTACTGGCGCTGTAATTGAGATTGGAGTCAAAACTAATTTTGATTTTGTCTCAATAGTTAAATCTGCAACCTCGAACGAAGGTCTTACCAATAGCTCTACACCCATTGAGGAATAATGATTTATACCATTCCCACCATAAGGGCCACGCCGCGTCGCGGTGTTATCCGGCTTACCAAAGACATTTTCGTCGGTTAGTGATTTTTTATATCTTCCCTCTGCAGGATAACCCTCAGAGAAGTAAAAAGATGTAAAAGGGCCAGTCGACACATCGTTTTGCCAGCCAACGATAGGCAAATACCGCCACCTTGTCTAACTATTCTAAGTACTGCAACTGTCATCCTATTAACTACAAGTAGTACAGTATTATCAACAACGCCTATCCCAAACTCAAAGTTACCAGTTGGCAATGCAACTGTTGTTGTAATGCTAACAGTTGCCCCATCGTCGCTGAATCCTAGTATCTTGAAGTAGCCTGCCTCGTTGACAACAAAAACATTGTCCTCAGCATCAACCCCTGTTTTGCATGATAGTACTTTTCCAACGGGCCAATTTGTGCCATTTATTGTTGCCAGAATGCCCCAATCTATAACTGGATTTATACCTGCAAACTTGCTAGCAGTAATTAGATTTCCTGCATACAAAGGGCTTTTTGTATTGTCATACCCATCACGCATAGCAACATGAGCGCGATTAATGTCAATCACTCCGTATCCGTGCATTTTAGCGTACCCACGAACATATCCAGCTGCTTGGTCGCGCCCCTCTTGAAAAACTGGAGCGACATATCCAAAGCCGTCGAGATACGATGTTGATAGTGCAGGCACAGGATTAGTAATAAAAATAATATTTGGAACTTTAGGCCAGCTAGTAATCTTATTTACAACTGCATTTACTGCACCAGCATTAAATCCGTTAGCATCATTCATACCAAAAGCTAAGAAAATAATATCAGGTGTATCATTTTTTACTATATCAAGCCAATCTAGTGCCGTATTGTAATACCAAGTATAGGGAAAGGCAGTTGGTTTAGTGTTAGCATGCATCCAAGTCTGACCGCCAATTGCTCTGTTCAAAAATTTGAATGTTTTGCTTGGATTCTTTCTAAGCATTTCAGAGCATAGCACCGACCACATATCCGAATTTGTCGTAAAACCATCTGGCCCGCTTGTGCTGATTGAATCACCCATCAAAACTACGGTAGGATTTTGAATATTTCGCGCTTTCCATAAATGATCCTGAGGAAAAATATCATTTTGCGGAATAAATGGGGGCAATCCATCGTTTTGAACCAATTTTCTATATAAACCAACTGGTTGAACTCCTGAGAATGTAATCTCTGATCTTTGTCTTGATTCAACAGAAGAATCAAAATTACATAGCTTAGAAAAATGAATTGTTCTTACGTCGTTCGCTAAGCAAACTGGGATTGCAAGATCAAGCCTTGCAGAATTAGCGGCTGCTGTGTTTGTTGGTGAAATTCCCAATCTCTCTGCGTTCACTGTTTCATTCAATATTTCAGACTCCCATAGTCCTACAGACAAAGAAGCTGCTTTAAATGTGGTTATTCCATTGTCAGAGGTAACTCCTGAAGAATTCCATCTAGCAGTAAAAATTCCTCCGTCGCCTGCTGTTGTATAGCTAGATACTTGAACTAATTGCCCATTAAACAACGGCACTAAAGCACGTAAATCAGGCACATTAGCAACATAAAACAAACCTTTTACATATGACTCATCGGAGCCACTATGGAATACCCAATCAGAAGGAACAAATGTCGATGTAGTCGTAAAATTAACCCGCGCAGCGGAGTAATATTTTCCAAGATATAGGACTGTCTGTGATAGCCGAAGCATAGTAAGCCCAGCATCAAACTGCACGGGTACTTCGAAATTACTGGCTGCTAAGTGTGCCTGAAAAATATCTTGACGGCCTTTTTCTGTAATTAAATTGCTTCCAACTCTGTTAATTATTGAAGAATAATCAGAATTGATTATAGTGTCTAAGTCGCTGGCATTACGCACTAAAACGTCAGCGGCGCTTGAGCCTATAGGATCACTTAAAGGCATTGTCTTTCCTTAATCGTGCGCGTATGCGCGTTTATCATATTTCCTAAGCTGTAGGCCAATTGTACCATCTTGCTTAGGAGTTTTATTAATTACTGTATAAAGTCCTGCCTCTACTATTTCTTGATCCGTTAGACCGACACCAAATACATAGCGGCTGCTTGCTCCTTGAGAGCCTGACTTTAAGTATACAGCGCTAGGAACGGAATCTACAATAAAACCATTTACGCCGTCATTACGAGGCACACACCTAACAAATGCAGAGCTACTACCATCCACACCTGTAAAAGCCGTGCGGCCCGCTTGCTGCCCTTTAAATAAGCATTCTTCACTGGTTTCCACTAAGTTACCCACAATTGAAATAATTTCTCCTGCCTGCAAGCCATCATCGCCATAAAAATCACTAGGATCAATCCAGCGGACAAGGTCGCCACGCCCCAGCATATTTGCATCGGATAGAGCTTCGTCACTTACTCCATCACGCGAATAGATTAAATGCCCAGCCTCTAAATAAGCGCGATTCATGGCCTGTACTTTGTCCCTGCACCCTGCCAGCTTAATCTTTGATGGATTGCCAGCTAATCCTTCAACTATTGATCCATCGCTGTTTATGCGTAGTTTAATTAATGATTTTTTGTTTAATGCAACATCAACATATTCAAGTTCAATACCATCAAATGAGTTTGGCATGACCCGATCCATAGTGATATTAGACTCGCCACTAGCAGATAAATTACGATAATCAAGCTGCATTACTGGATAATTGCCTCGTAATTCATCACGTACAAATGACCATCTAGATCCATCACGGAACACAGAACAACGGCCAGCATTTGCCATTGTTGCGATACGCTCACCGTATGAAACGTCCTTATCGTCGAATGTAAAATCAAAATTTAACAGCGTGGTGTTGCTTGGTAATGATGCATTGATGCGCTGCATTGTGGCAGTATCAAGCTGGCTAATATCACGCTTAGCAATGGCAGTATGCTGATGCAGTATTGATCTGAATAGGTTACGGCTTGGACTACATGTGATTGTATTAAAATCACGAACCCATCGCGTGAACTCACAATTAAATTTACGCTCTGTACCGCTAGTCGCTGATTCAGTGGCCTGCGTGGTTACGCGAATGATCGTAGATGATGGGAAAACTTTACTTTCGTAATCACGCACGCCATTAATAGATTCAATCTGTAGCTTGTCGTAATCGTTTGATGATCCTGAAAAATTAGTTCTTGTCATGTTTGTTTTATAGCGAGCAAGACCAAAGGAAGGGTTGATATAAATCGTCCTAAATTGCTGATCTAATGTGTTGCCCGAGAATGATCCTTGATACTGACCGCGACTACCGGCTATTTCTGCATTATTTGTGTCTACCGCCCAATAGTCAATATTGAATGTAACCGTAGCAGCCGCATCGTTATTCCACTTTAACCCCCTAAGCATTGAAAAATTGTATTGCAGCACCGACACCGAGATAGGCAAGGTAAAGGTGGTCGTTGACAATTTATTTCCATTATTTCTACGCATAGAAATAGATAGAGTAGTATCAATTGGTGTATGTGCTGGAATAACTCCGCTAAAAACAACTGTTGTTATGCCGCCAGATACTGTGTTTGATGATAAAGTGCAATCAGCATTGAATGTATCTGATAATGAAGAGCTGCCTGATGTGTAATGGGAAGTAAATACTAGACGGACTCCTCCAGAAACGCCTAACACTTGATTTAAACTCGTATAATCTCCACTAGCAAACACCATCGTTAAATTATTGACAGCAAATGTACAGCTGCCGATGCCAGTCAACGGCTCGGCGGTAGTTAATGACGGTAACTTCTGCCCATTTACATCAGGCGTAGAAAATGATTCACGAATATTTGTAACCGTGGTTGTTCCGTCTTCTGGATACTGTCCTGCGCTCCACGTTGGCTTAAAAATAGAGTACGTCGCATTAGTAATATCAGTAAATGGCGTAGACGCAGATCGAACAACTGCAACATCACCAGTACCACGACTGACAAGCATCCATTCGGTAATAAACTTTACATTGTTGATGTATTCATAAAATGACTGTTGAATCAAGTCTGGATAACTAACAACACGGCCATAAATATCAGGCATGGCTTGATAGAGGCGATATTGGTTTGTAGCGCCTGTAAATTTATTATTAGGCGAGTCCTTGCCTTGTCCAACATTATTTGGAATATCAGGCTTCGGTGTTAGCGCAACAACAACAATAGCAGCTACGACAGCAATAGCTGCATAAATTAAAAAAACTTCTTGGCGACGCGCCAATCTAACCACATCAAACACAGTAGCTAATCTATCTAAATCATCGCAATCAACAGGATTTTCAATGATATCGCCATTTATCCATAGCGTGTAATCAGCACCACTTTCAATATGCAGCGCAATATTTTCTTGAATGGTAAGACTATGATCAAGAGCGTATATATCGCCAATCATCGCCGCTTGAGGATCTTTATATACTGTAAGCATAGAATTTCATTTTCCCGAATAATCTTTCTAATGAAGCAATTTTATCTATTTTAACAGATCCATAGCATTTATCGTTACCGCCTGAGTGTATTACATGCCATTCATCAATCACAATCCCGCAGTGACTTGGCACTCCACCTTTAAAGCTCATGAATGCAAGTCCCGCCTGTACTGGTGATGATTCATGCCAATTTGGTGATTCTTCCTCAAATCCACCTTCGCTTATGTCACGAATAGGCATCAATCCTAGATCAATACCCATGACGTGCTTGTAATACAGCATGACAAGGCCGTAACAATCCATTGACTCGAATGAGTGCGCATGTTTAACCCAAGGAATGCCAATAGATTTTTGAATAAATTCATCTTGCGTCATGTTAGCTCAAGCCCTGTAAAGTCCTCGATAGTGAAAATCGAGGATATATCAAGCCGCATAGGATTGTCGTCTGATGCCTTAATAGTTACCGACTCTTTGCTGAACACCATTCCGCCTTTATCAGAAACCCAAAGATCAATACTGAAAGCAATATCATCAATAGATGATCCTATCCAATGAGTATAAGTAGCTTTGATTGGAACAAACTTCCCAGCGGTAGAAACCTTGTTTAATGCTTGCTTTAGCTCGCGCCCAACTACATAGCGAGAGAAAGAAACAGAAAAAGAGCTAACCGGATCTTTACTGATATCGGGCGGGTTAATCTTCATGCTGCAAGGGGTGTAATCGTTACCACCCAAATTTACCGTGTTAAATTGATGGTCTACTAAACGGTAATATCCAAAATCAGGGTGATAGAAAGCCACCGTGAAATATTCAGGTCTATTTATCTTTGTTGTCCAGAACTCTTTCTTGTTCATGATGTAAGCGCCTGAATTTCAGAAGCGGATAGTTTTCTTGTGTAGTAACGTAGGGTTGATATGCCGCTATTTAGTTCTATTCGTTTAGGTTTATAATTCATCGAACCTATTGAAATAGAATCATCATAGAATAGAAATAACTTACTTCCTTGAGCTACTGATCCACCATTTAGACCCATCAAAATACCATTTATATCATATGATATGCATGAACTATTTTTTTTGTCTAAAAATGCGCTGTTTGATGTCTCTATTGTTTTGGTAGCTCCAAAATCATCAGTGTATCTTGCTTTTTCACTTCCAAATAAATACCACATGCTTCGTGATCCTCCAGCTCCTAAAATAGTCTTTGGACTAGGAGTATCTACTACAGAAAAAACACAATAAAATGATCCATTGTCTACGTTTAATAAGAAATCTGAATGTTTTATTTTCGCAATATCCTCACTCCTAGTAACCGCTGCCAATGTAGTTACAATCCTAGATGTATAAAACGCCCCAGCTTCTAAATTCCATTCAGTAACCGACCCTGTGACTGTTAATGTCAAACTGCCAGCGCTAGGCGTGAATGTTAGCGACACAATGTTATTTTCGCCAGTGCCAACTAAAGATCCTACACTTGATCCAGATAATGAGACTGTACCCGTACCATAGAATGACAATGTATGCGCGGTAGCTGTTACCGTCCTAGTCTGCGTAACACCAACAGCAGAAGGGAATACAAGGTTGGTTCTGGCCTCTTCAATCAGTAGCTCTTTATATCCATACGACCATCTATAGCGCGGCTCATTAACACCGGCTTGTGTAAATACCCCTTGTGTAATTTCAGTAGTACCACCGCTTGCACGAGTAAAGACGGCTTTTTCATGCAGCACACCATCTTTAACAATATCCACATATTCAACAGTCGGCCATTCTTTATTGACTGTTACATCAAGTAGGCTTGCATACGTTTTCCAATCTGGAAATGTCACAATGTAATCGCCGTTATCTAGATATTCTTGTGGTACAACCAATTTACGCGCCATGATACTAGCGTTATATGTGAATGATGTTTGGCTATCTTGCTTTGCATCCAAGAAGCCAGTAGATAAAAATCGGCATGTGTGATCTACAAGGCCAAATTCTGTCTTGATGGGTAGAATGAATTCATTTAGGCCATCATCAAGATATTGTGATAGCTGCACCCACAACTTAAAACGCTGCGCATCATCCTCATTAAATCGAAAGGTAACATCCCAAAAAACAGGCATATCTGAGCCTATTTTTTGAGTGTATGAAGGCCCGCGTCTAGGGTTTGACTCCATAAACTGCGCGGGCTGATTGCGTGATTTACCAGCAAACAAGAACGTTGGCAAACCAACTGGATAAGCAATAATTGTCATAGTTTACTCTGTGCGTTTGAACCGGCTTTTAAGCCATCCCATGCGGGGCCAGTGTTTGACCTAAGCCCATCTCCAACTGCCTGTACGGCTTGACGTACTGCTATTTCAATCATTTTACCATCTGGAGAGGTTGTTGCTTGAACATCTGCACCAGTATAGTTACTGATGTTGATTGTAACGCCACCACTACCGCCGCCGACCTGATTGGCGGGTGTTACGTTACCGTTTGACGTAGGCATCATGTACTGAGCGCCATTGTTTGCAGTAAACATCTCAGGAGCACCAGACTCGTTTACTCTATACATACTATCTGAATTAACCGCACCGCCGTACCTACGACCTCCTCCAAATGATTTTGCTAGTGCCATTGTACCGACCAATGCCGCGCCGCCAATCAACGCAGCCTTACCAAGTGTAGCAATAGACATTAACCCAGCAGCAGGAGCAGCCGCCGCTGCTACCGCGCCTGCCGCAGCCGTTGATGCTGCTGCCATCGTGCCGGTTGCGGCAACTTGCGTCGTGGTCGTGGTGGCTATCGCGGCAAGCTTGGTGGCCGTAACCGCTTGATCTGCCGTTTGCTGAATTATCTGATTTTTTACATATTGAACGCCCATCTGTACAAGTGCGCCAACAGCCTCATCAAGTATGGATGATGCAAGACTGCGCATAGCATCTTGAGCGCTCATAGTGCCAGTTAAAAGCCCCTCAATAGCTGATGAAGAAGCAGAGCCGAATGCATCTAACGCATCCAGCGTAAATTGGTTGATCTCGCTTTGCTTTCCCCATGTTTGAATAGCTAAATCTTGTTTTGCAACGTTGTAATCTGTTTCGATCTGTAATTTTGTTGCTGTTGCCTCTGCTGATGCATTAACCCCATCCGCCGCCATTTTTGCTTCATACTGATTTACAATTGCAAGCTTTGCTTTATATTCATCTTCAAGGGCTGTTACCGGATCAAGACCACGGAACTTTGTTGTGACATCGATCGTCTTATTTCGCGCTTCAAGATTGGCCGCTTGCACCTTCTCTTGAATAGCAACCTCTTTGTCGGATTCAGACTCAAGGAATGCAACACGATCTTGCGCATACTTCTGAGCAACAAGAAACTTTGCTTCTTCGTATTGTTCAGTATTCTTGAATTTTAGCTTGTTTACTTTGTCTAGTTCGTCAAGTTCTTGCGCATCAATCTTGGCTAATCCAGTTGCTGCTGATGATCGAAGACGTAGCAGCTCTTGGTAGCCTTTTTCTTGCTGTGCAGCTAGTTTTTTAGCACTGTCTTCTCCATCCGCTGATCCGCTATTTATTACACGCTTTGGTTTGGCTGCCGCTGGCTCTGACGATTTTTTTTCTTGATCTATTAGCTCTTGATTAACTTTTAATAAATTAGCTTTTTGACCTGCAAGCTCTTCTATCTGCGCAGCAGTTTTGCCAGCTTCTGCCGTTGCAGTTATTTCACCAGCACTTGTTCCTAACACTCCGCCTACTTTCCCTGCCTTGTTTTTTACTATTGCATCTTGAGCCTTTTGTTTCGCTATTAATGAATCCATTTGCATATTAATCTCTGCAAGCGTCGCAGATCTAGCGGCGGCATTTAGTGAGCGAAAGGCTTTTTCTACCCTCCCAATAGATTCTGCATATTCATCAGCCTTTTTCTTGTCGATGTTCTTTTGAAACTCAAACATGGCAACAGATGCCAGAGCGATAATACCTAGTGGTCCACCTAGAAAGGCCATTGCTGTGCGTAGCCCTAACATTGTTGCCGTAAGAGCATTAGTAGCAATGGTTGATGCGGTTGCTGCTGATGCCTGCATTCCAAGCGCCGCTGACATACCAGTAACCGCAGGTACAGCCAGTAAAGTGGATGTTCCAGCAGCAACCATTGATGCACCCCATGCAGTCATAGCCACAATTAGGCGTGATGCCACCACAGCACCCAGCGACAGAGCGGCTAGCTCAATTCCCAGCAAAACCTTTTCAAGAGCGCTTCCAGCCTCAACCTTTCCGGTAAGTGCTGCTGTCAATGCATCTGCAAATACACGAAGGGAAGGATTAAGATTCTCACCTATTGCGATTTGCATTTGATCAAAAGAAGCTTTTAGCTTATCCATCGATCCTTGGAAGTTATCGCTGTTTGTTTTTGCTTGATCGTATGCCGAAGACGTGCCGACAAGTGAGATAGATAGCTTATCTACTACATCCTTTTGAGCTATCAATGTCAAAGCAGCGTTGACGTTTTCAAGTCCGAATTTTTTCGTCAACTCAGCGATGCTTAGATTTTCTTTTGCAAGGTTATTAATTGCACCACTTAAGCCATTTACAGATGGTTTTAACTTCGTATTGGCATCATTTTCTAACTTAAGTAGAACTGACTTAAGTGCAGTTCCTGCCTCTGACCCTACAATTGCGCCTTTTGCCAGTCCTTGAATGGCGGCATTTACATCTGAGAATGAAATACCAACAGCATTTGCAGTGGCTCCTGCATTCTTTAGAGCCTCATTAACTTGAACGATCTCAGCCGTTCCTTGTTGTGCACCAGCGGCCATGATGTTAATGAATTCACCGGCCTTGTTTGCACCTTCGCCAAACTGATTTAATGCGCTAGTCAGAGCAGCAGCCGCCTCCGGTGCGCCGATTGTCGCCGCCTTGGCCAGTGTTAATACCTGATCGGTTACTTCTTTTAAAGCTTCTTTATTTTCCAAGAGCTCTGGCTTTGTTGATCCGATAAGCTTCATTGCCTCGACAATTTCACTGGCAGACTTTCCGTACTTTAGGCCCAGTTCTTTAGCTGCATCGCCAAAGAAAACAAGATCCTTTCCGGTAGCTCCTGTCAGTGCGGAAAGATTGGATAATCCACGCTCGAATAAGCGTGCAGCATCACTAGCAGCCTTTAGCTGAGCAACTAAAGCACCAACTGCAAAGATACCTGCAATGGATGCAGCTAGCACATTTGCTTGTTTTGTTAGTCCTTCAAACGACTTTCCAGCAGCATTTACTTCTCTATCAATACTTCTTCTGCCGTCAATCAACTCGCCTGTATTAAACCGTACATCATACTCAATACCACCAACATTCTCGCTCATAGCCCCGCCTTTTCTCGTTTAGCCATCAGCTCAGCTTTGGCTTTCTTATATTGATCTTCTGTAATATCGACTTTGTTTTTAGCTGGGAATTTCATTTCAATCTGGCGCTGAAATTGAGTCATAGTCAATTTCCAAGCATCGGCTGCACTAGTTCCCAAGTGAACCATAGCAGCGTCTACAAACTCGCTAGCGTCGAATGAATCGCTGTATTTACCTTCTTCTGATTTACCAGTTGGCTTAGCCCGCCCAGCAATACCATCAGTCATCAAGGATAGGGCAAGGATGACAAGCTCACCGTCTGGGATAGAGCCATCAATACGCTGATCGAATGTCGCGCTGTCTTTGTTGCCGTCGATCCATCCCACAAGCATATCATCATAAATATCATGCTCACAGCAGCACCGCATGATGCGCATAGCA